CCTCGGAAAGCGTGGCGAGGAAAAATCGGCGGTCGTCGTCGTCATGGAAAATCGTCTCACGCCGGTTGCCACGCGCCATCACGTGGTAAAAGGCGCCGGGAAATTCGATGCGCAGGCTCCGTGGCATCCCAAGAGGGTAGGGAAGAGGGCGATTTTGTCAAGATTTGCACACTGACCCCTTTCCGCACTCGAAAGGTGGCGGCGGTTCGTCAAACGATGCCGCTTCCGCGGTTCCTGGCTCAAACTCGCGAACTTCCCATCCCCCTTCGGCACCGACATTCACCCCGTAATCGTAAACCCGTCCGATCTCCACCGACGTCACCACGCTGCCGGATGCTGACTGGGAAAAGAACGAGTTGAATGAGAGTTGCCCGGGCGATCCGGACCGCGCGGCATAGTGCCTTATCTCGCCGGTCAATGTGCACTCATCCGCCACATGTTCCATCTCCCGATAGATTGCGGGCAGGTCGTCCGTCAGTTCCCCGCCAGGCTGAATGAACGGAGCGTAACATCCATGGGTGACGTCCTCATAACCTGCCGGCATTTCCGGTTCCGCAATGTCGTAATCGGCGGGATCGCGAGCTTCCGGCATGGCTGTCGGATAATTTTCCGGCACTCGCTCCGGGTCTGCCGCCAGCCATGCCGCACGCCCTGCCAGCCATTCGATTTGAGGGGCTGCCAGCCATTCGGCCAACCCTTCTTCCCATTCCGTTAGCGCGTCCGTGTAGTCGTCATCCGCGCAGCTCGCTGATGCCGACATGGACTCGCATTCCTTGCGAGGCTCCGGGCATTCCGGCCATGGGCAGGCACAGCAGCCGAGTGAAATCTCGTTCACTTCCTGGATGGTGGCCACGATCATGCCCGCGTGAAATTGAGGATGCCAGCACATTGGCCGATGGTGATGTTACCGCAGCCGGTGGGCTCGAACGATGGCACGCCCGCAGTGACAGTGAGTTTCCCCAGCGGAATGATGATGGTGCCGGTGGCGGATGGAGAGGGCGGATTGGTATTGTCGTCATACCCGGCCTCCACGGATTTGAATTCCCACACGGGAGTGCTTCCGCAGGTGGAAATTCCTGGGAGGTAGATTTCGTCGTCGTCATCGGTGACCGGCTCGATCCCGGCGATTTTGATTTGGATCAGTGTTTCCAAATTCGTCTCGGGGGCGGTATTGATCCCCTCATATTTGACGTTGAAGTTTTTGTCCCCGCAAAAGATCACGCCGCCGCGAATGCCCTTGGAGAAACTCGTTTCATCATCCACGTCGATGATCTCCCCAAATGGGCATATCGCAGATTTAGGCGACCCGCCCCCGCTGCCGATCCGGCGCACCCGGTAGCTGAATCCGCCGGTCATGGCGACCAGTTCCACGCCTGTTCCCGGACGTGGGGTGCGGGCCTCCAAGGCGTCGATGAGCATGTTCCAATCGCTCGCAAGGATCGGATTGCCAGAGCGTTTTTTACCGGGGAGTCTCATGGGTGTCAGTCGTCGTAGATGTCCTCGTCCCACCCGCCCCGGTCACTGGCGATCCACTCACGTTCGATGCGGTAGGATCCGCCTTCCTGCGTCTGGGTCACACCGTTGTAGAGCCAGTTCCGGCCGTCAGCGAGAGACGGTTGGCGTCCATCGGGCTCGTCGGTCTTGCCGATCTTGCGCACATCGGAGGATGCCGCTGACGCCTTCCTAACGGTAGCCTGCCGCCAAGTGACCTTCGGTGAATAGTAGGAGGTCTGGCCGCGCTGGATTTTTTCCAGGGCCTTCTTGCCAAGTGCGCTTGTCACCTTGTCCTTGTAAGGCGATCCGGCCGAGTCCTTGTCCTTTCCGCTGATGATGGCCTGCAATGCCTCCACCTCGTCTGCTTCCAGATCGCGGAATTTTTTGTGGGAAAGCAGTGGCTCCTCCGAAAGCGAGAGCCCGAGCGTGTAGCTGGTCTTGTTGGCGTCGTTGTCGTTGTTGTCGGTGCCCGCGTAGTTGCAGGTGATTTGGGCGATGTCGCCCTCGCTGACCTGGGCCGTGGTATTGTCCACCGAGATGAACGGGATTTCCGGGTGCGGTGTTCCCGGACGCGGCATGAGCTGGGTGATCGAATTGCGGTGGCAGATGAAAACCTGGCTGGCCGTCCACTTGCCTTCGCGGTCCACGCTGAGGCTGTAATCCGGCTGCGGGTAGAGTTTGCCCGGTTGAATGGAAACGTGTCTCGGCATCTTGGCCGGGGCCTGGCGTCAACCGACTGTGGGCTACCGCTTTGGTCTATTGCGGTTTCGCGGAACGAAACACCCACCCTTGGCCAGTTTACCTGGATGATTCCGATGAACACCCGAACATACGTGCGCGTTCATCTCGGCTTTATTGCGAAAAGTATTGCCGCACCCGTTACACTTCACTTCGCTGGCCGTGATTGCATTGGATTCTCTGATACGAATAGAAATCTCACTTCCGACAGCTTTATCACCTTCAAGCCCGTGTCCTTTTCTGAGAATTCCCCTATCCGGTTCCATGTTTGAGACACTATCGAAACAGTTCTTTCGATCAAGATATTGATTCAACCGAACGCAGTAACGAACTTTCCGGTGCCGGGTTTCATCCGTTCGCTCATGTCCCTCAGAATCCGGTTGGTTTCGCTGGTCAGCTTGTTGTTTTCCCGCTGCGCATCGAGCGTTCCCGACGAATAACCGCCGCCGCCGACTTTTCCTAGCGAGGTGACAATCGGGGAAAACGACTCTGGAGTGTTCGGCTTCATGGCGTTAGGAGTCGCAGCTGGTTTGGCGACTGCGGCCACCACGTTCTTGACCTCATCCGGCTTCGGGATTGCTTCCTGGATGGTCCCTAGGACGGTGTTCATGCTCTCTCGCAGTCCGGTCGTGTCGATCACCTCGGCGGTTTTCGAGAATGCGTCGCCGAATCTGGCGGAGATGTTTTCTCCCGCCTCTTTCAACCTGAGTCCGACCTTGGCGGCAAGCGGCCCGAGCTGATCCCCCGCATCACGGTAGCGTCCAGCCGCCTCCGCATCGAGAATGCCCGCTGAGTTCCGCAATGCGCCTTGGGCGGAGTCGATGGCATCACCCTTCCCAAACACCTCGGCGAGCGGACGGGCGATCTCCAGCGCTTCGGCGAGACCCTTTTGCAGGAATCCGATGGCGGATAGAAAGATCCCGATGAGGGCGTTACCCATGCCCTTCCAGAAGTCGAGCGTGGTGATGACCTGGAAGTAGGTGATGGCCGTCTTGAAGATTTCCACGATGTATTGGCCAGCGGCGGAGATCGTGGCGCGGAGCGTGGCCCACAGAAAATTCACGCTCATCGCGAACCCGAGCTTCAACGACGATCCGACGAGATTGAGGAACTCCCCGCTCTTGAACACGGCGATCACGTATTGGATCGAGTCACGAATTTTGGTTCCCGCCTCCGCCGCCAGTGGGGCGAGTTTCTGGGCGAGCGCGATCGCCTGCTCGACCAGCGGCCGGATCGCATCGTTGATCGGGGTGCCGAGCGTGAGGAACACCTCGTTGATCGTGTCCTTGAGCGTGGAGAAGAGGCCCGAGGTCGTTTTGCTCTGCGCCTCCATCATACCCGCGAACTTGCCGCCTTGGGAGGTCATGTTGACGAAGGCCTGCTCAATCTGCGGGAAACCGACTTGGCCCGATTCGACCAGCTTCTTCACCTGGGAATCTGAGACGCCGAATTGTTTGGCCAACTCGCCGATGATCGGAATGCCTCGACCGGTTAGCTGGTTGATGTCCTCGGCAAAGAGCCGCCCTTGGACCCGCGCCTTACCGTAGAGTTCGGCGATTTCATTGACCGGTGCCTGCACGCCTGCCGACACGTCGCCAATGCGGGCCAAGGTCGCCGCCACCGTGTCGGACCCTTCACCGAAGGCGATCAGCTTGCGGCCGGCATCCGCGAGTTCTGGAAATTCAAAAGGCGTTTTTGCACCGAGTTCGCGGAGTTGGGCGAGCGTTTGTTCCGCCTTCGCCGCGTCGCCGATCAGTGTCGTGAATGCCACTTTCGTTTGCTCAAAATCAGCTGCCGAGGTGACCGCCTTGATCCCGGCTCCCAGCGCTGCCGCGCCACCCGCGAGAGCCGCCCCCAGACCGAACTTCAGTCCGGCAGCGCTGAGACTCGCCATTTTCTTGGCGGATGCTGAAACGAGCTGGGTGGCGCTTGCCATGGACCGCCTCAAAGCAGTGATGTCGGCTCCAAGGGTCACAGTCAGGGCGCTCATGCGCTTGGGGTGGAGTCAACTGGAGATGGAGAAAGTAAGGCACATCCGTCCGATACCAGCGACGGAGAAAATCTCCGAAACCCAACAGCTCCCCGCCACCCCAGAGCCACCCGAAGAATCAGCGGGTATCGGGTTGGATGATCCGGATTGTTGCCTCTTTTTGTCTATGTTACCGCTGGCATTCGCAGCAAATCCTTCCATGGTAGCGTCTTTGATTGTTGTTATCTGGTGTGCTGCTATAGCATATGATCTTTCACCCATTGCCATAAAAGACACCATAGTCTTGCGCAAAGCCCAAGAGATGCATCAAGAGCTTCAAAAGTAAAATAAGTCAAGTTAAACAAACGACACGACTTTGCAGTCTTAGATTCTTTGCTGCAGTATCCGCTGTATCTTTCGCCAACTTCGCTAAAAATACTGAAAACTCAGCAATAGCCAACGCCACACCTTTTTCTTTTCCGCCATTCTTGCCAGCAAATTTGATCTTATATATTCTGTATAATTAGACATAAATAATATCATCAAAATAGATGGCTGCAAAGATCGCAACGCATTGACTTAGTGAATGCGCCAAGGATATTCCCAGCACCAAATGCAGTTCCACGCTGTCCTTTGAGCGAGGAGGCTCGCCCCCCGCAGGCTGGACACTTTGGCCTAAAATCAAAGCTCTGCATAAGCTCAAACCTTTCCTCCGCAGCGACCTTTTCTAGATCGATTTTCGTATTACCACAATGAGGGCACGATTCCGCATTAAGTGACACTTTGCCTCCACAATCAGGACAAGAAACAATGTTTGGCATATTGGTATTTTGTTATTTTTTAGTAGTTGCGTTGACTTTCAGGAAGAGATTTCGCGGCAATTACGGAAAGGCCAACAATTTTAGAAATTTCGGTGTCTAAGATATGTTGATCCGTGGATGTGTAAAATGAATTGAGCGCGTCGTAAATAAAACTCGCAGAGCAATCCGATGCGCCTGCGTCATTTAGTCGCTCGCTGATGTCTGCCGCCAAAGCCTGTTTGCTGCCTAAAGAAGCGCTATTCCAAGCATTTCCATCCATCGTTCCAGTCAAAGATGGCTCACTTATATCAAAAAGACTTGTGTAACTGGAAGAATCTGTTTCGCGCAAAGTCGATTTCGCATTATCAAGGGGCTTTATGCCTGTAAGGAAGCAAAACCAAAAGCAAAAAGCAAAAAATGAAAGTATTGCAGCCAAAAAATTAGGCATATCGTCGGTTATCCAAAGGATTAACAACAAAATTAAAGGAAACCCTACAAGAAAAAATGCATTAATCCCAACAATACTACTCAATGGAATTTTCGTTACCCAATAAGACCACATATTTACTAATAGAAATATCGAAATGGCGAAAATTACCCATGTTCTATCTTTTTTAGATTGGCTTATTGCCCACTGAATCACACGATTACTTTTCATTTATTTTTATTGTAATTTAATTTTTAATTCGCATGAGATACTTACATTTTCGGCGTAAGGCCCCACCTCTTTACGATTGCGTAGCAGCATTAAGTTGGATCTTTGGTCGTTTTTTATCTGTTAGCTCAGTGTGCTCTCTTCCCATCTCGATATCGTATCCGATCCAGCGGTATGGCATGTTTTTATGGATTTGGATATGGAGGGCAAAAATGCTAAAAATTTTGACTATTGAAATGAAACGCGGGCAACGCGGAACTCCAAGGTGTTGCTCAACACAATAATATGTCCGAGTAAATTTCGATTCGCAGCTCGACAGTCCAATTGGCCAAAATTGATGTTCCAACTACCACCCCCAATACAATTGACTTTCTCCAGCTCTGCCGTTTGCTTGCGGATCGCTTCCGCATGCTCATTCAGCTGTGCGATCTGATGGCTGCTGGCTGCCATGTGCCCCATGGCGTTGAAAACTTCATCGTTGTAATTAAATGAATCCCGTGTGCTCATGGCTATTGGTTACCTATCAGAATCAGTCGATCAAGTCAATTTTTTACGCATTCTCTCCAACGTCTCGCGCAAGTCTCCCTGCTGAGATGCCGTCCAACTCGTCCGCACCCCATTCCGCCGCAACAGGCAGTGCTGATACTGCGCCAGCCTTGCCAGCGGCATGAACACGATCCGTTCCTCGGGCCAGCCGGTTTCGGCGGCGATGGCGAACACCTGGGCGGCTAGGAAGCCGGGTTCGTCGCAGGCTGTAGAGGCTTTTTTCCGCCGATGTCCCCCGTGGTTTCCACCTGTGCCGCCTCCAGTTCCCGGCTCTGGTCTTCGAGGTGTTTGAAGGCGGTCTGGAAGTCGGCCGGGGTGAGGCCGCCACAAAAGATCAGGGCGGACTCGCGGAAGGTTTGGTCGTTGAAGGACGCCCGCACAACTTCCGGCCACAGAGCGCAATGGGTGAAGACGAAGCCCATGATGGCCGCGGTGAACTGGGGCGTGCCGTCCTCAGGCATTTCGCCTTTGATGAGCGGATTGCCGGTGCGGAGGAGCACGTCGTAGCTGGCCAGGGAAAGCGGCCGCATGGCGTATCCGGCGACGATGGTTTCCACGTCGTGAAAGGCGGTGGAGAGGCGGTTTTGGCGGTCGATGTCGTTCATGGGATCTTAGAGGTAGCGGAGGAAGAGGTCTTCGGTCTTGGGCGAAGCGTTGAGCGGCAGGAAGGCGAACTTCCCACGGCGGCTGATGCAGGCGAGCGGCACGTCCTGTTTGATTTTCGTGACCAGCGCCTCGCGGTTCATGAGGGCCGCCTTGATGTAGGCGAACGGGTGCTCCGGGTTGGCGAGATGCCAAGAGTCGTCGTTCCACGCTTCGATGAGCGGCTTGGTTTGATAGGTTCCATCGGCGCTCTGTGGCTCGAAGAACCAGACGACGCGCTCGCCGCGGATGCCGTCACCGACGACGCGGACGAAGGGCTTTTCGGCGAGTGGAATTCCGAGGGCGGACAACGCGGCGGCGAGCGCGGTGTTGCTGGTGGCGGTGGATGATAGATGGGTGATGGCGTTCATTTCTTGATCTGGTGTTAGGAGAAGAGGCTCAGGCTCCCGCACCGCCGGATGTCACGGTCGGGTAGTGGGTGGCGGTGATGTCGATTTTTTCGAAGTCCTCGTTGTTGAGGGAGCGACTGATCTGCTTGATGATCGTGGTGCCGCCGCTGGATTGCAGGTGGGCGGGGATCGAGTTGGTGAGTGAAAGCGCGAGGCCGATCTTGCCGCTGAAGGCGCTCGTCTTTTTCACCAGGCCGGAGAGCTTGATCTCCACCTTCTCCTGGTAGAACGCGAGGCCGATGATCTCGCCGCCCTTGTCCATGACCATTTTCTCCTGGTTGGAGAAGTCGTAGGAGAGGTCGGTGATGATGATTCCAGCCTCGTCTTGGGCGATGCCCCAGTTGCCGGTGATGCCAAGTGCGGGCGGCGGCGTGAACGTCGGATGATTTGGGCGGTTTGAAAATCGGATGTTAGGGCATGGTTTTTTGGTCGGGGTTTTTGGTCGATTGGGCCGGGTGGGTTCTCAGCTTTCGACGCGGTCTT